GAAGATATGGGGCAGGTGTTAGATCAGTTAAAAAATGCTTTCATATCCATGGCAGGAGGGATCTAAAATTGAAAAAGTAAATAATATGAAAAGAAAAAAAGTAAAGTGTCCATATTGTGGGCACAATGTGAATGCATTTAGATCCGAAGATGCCAAATGTAAAGGCATCTTTTTTAAATGCAAAAACAGAGATTGCAGCAAAATATTTGAGTTAGAAATATAAGACGTTGTGCCGATGTGCCTGTCTTTAAGATAAAGGCAGGTGCAGGCAATGGCAGCAACAAGTGTAGGAAAGATCGGTCTTGATCTGGTTGTAAACAGCAAAGAGTTTAATAAACAGATGTCGGGAATAGGCAGTATAGCAAAAAAAGCAGCAGCATCCCTGGCAGCAGTGTTTGCAACTAAAAAGATTATGGATTTTGGAGAAAGGTGCATAGAATTAGGATCAGATCTGGCAGAAGTACAGAATGTTGTAAATGTTGTATTTCCAAATATGAGTGCCCAGGTGGATGATTTTGCTAAAAGTGCTGCAGCATCATTTGGACTTTCCGAAACCATGGCAAAAAAGTATACCGGAACCTTTGGCGCAATGGCAAAGGCTTTTGGATTTACAGAGCAGCAGGCTTATGACATGAGCAGTACATTGACCGGTCTTGCCGGTGATGTGGCATCTTTCTATAACATCACACAGGATGAAGCCTATACAAAATTAAAATCAGTATTCACAGGAGAAACAGAAACATTAAAGGATCTGGGTGTTGTAATGACACAAAGTGCCCTGGATGCATATGCTCTTGCTAATGGATACGGAAAAACAATACAGGCTATGTCAGAGGCTGAGAAGGTTGCTTTAAGATATGCATTTGTGCAGGACAAACTGGCATCTGCACAAGGGGATTTTGCAAGGACATCCGATGGATGGGCAAATCAGGTCAGGATCCTTAAATTAAATGTAGAATCCATCATGGCAACTATCGGTCAGGGACTGATCAATATTCTTGCACCTGTAATCAAGATCATAAATACAGTTTTAGGGAAAATAGCCACACTGGCTAATGCATTTAAATCCTTTACAGAACTGCTTACCGGGAATAAGTCATCACCCGGCAAAGGAATTCAGGAAACGACGGCAGCAGCCGAAGGACTGGCAACGGCTGCAGATGGAGTCAGTGATGCTGCAAGCGGTGTAGGCAGCGCAGCTAAAAAGGCAGCTAAGGAAATGAAAGCCCTGATGGGCTTTGATGAAATCAATCGAATGCCGGAAAAGAGTGATGACTCATCTTCCGGAGCAGGAGCAGGTAATATCAGCGGCGGAAGTGTGGATTTTGGAAATCTTGCTGAAATTTCTGATAATGCCGGTATTGCACAGAAAAAAATAAGTCCTTTGATTGAAAGGCTGAAGGAGCTGGCAAGTATTTTTAAATCCGGATTCAAAGCCGGATTAGGAGATGATTTTGAAGCCAGTCTTAAGAGAACGAAGGAGCATATCAAGGGAATAAAGCAGAGCCTTATTGATATATTTACAGATCCGCAGGTTGTAGCTTCTGCAAATGAATGTGCAGATAAAATAGCATATGCGCTAGGTCAGATCACAGGCTCTACTATCAGCATTGGGCAGAGTCTTATAGAGAACCTGGTGGGCGGTGTTGATAAATACCTTGAGCAGAACAAAGATTTTATTAAAGAACGTCTGGTAGGAATGTTTGATGCTACAGGAGAAATAGCTGAGCTCAGCGGAAATTTTGCAGAGGCATCTGCAGATATATTTGAGGTATTCCGAGGAGATACAGCGAAACAATGTACAGCAGACATTATAGGAATTTTCAGCAATGGTTTTCTGGGAGCAAAGCAGCTCGGGCTTGAATTTGGTCGGGATATTCTGGGATGTATTCTTCAGCCGATCATTGATAATAAAGACAAGATTAAGGAATCCTTAGAAAACACATTTAAGCCGCTCAGCACAGTTTTGTCAACGTTGAATGAATCTGTAAAACAGACATTTGATAAGATATTTGAAGTTTATGATGCAAAGATAAGACCGGCATTTGAAGGAATATCCGATGGACTCAGCTCCATGCTGAGTACAGTATTGGATACATATAATCAGTACATTGCTCCAGTATTGGATACAATGGCGACAAAATTCAGTGAAATATGGGAATCCCATCTGCAGCCGACTGTAAATAAAGCAATAGAATTTCTGGGAAAGTTGGGTGACTTTATCAGTACAATATTTCAGACGGTGATCGTGCCGTTATTTAATTGGCTGGTAAACACTTTGGGACCGATCCTGGGTCCCATCATAGAATCCCTTTATAACATCTCCATGAATGTTTTTGGAGGAATCATGGATGCTTTAGGGGGCATATTTGACATTCTGGGTGGCATTCTTGATTTTATCACAGGAGTATTTAAAGGAGATTGGGAACAATGTTGGGAAGGCATTAAATCTATCTTTCAAGGATTCTGCGAAATAGTAGGTGGATTATTTGATGCTTTGTGGAATACCATTATGGGTATTTTAACAGCGGCAGTTGATATTATTACAGGAATTGTACAATTTTTATGGGATGCTATCACAGGTATTTTTACAACAGCATGTGAAACCATCTGTTCCCTGATACAAACCGGATGGGATCTGATCGTTGGAGTAATTTCTAATGCAGGAGAGAATATCAAATTTTTTGTGTCGACTGCATGGGAAACCATTATGGGAACCATAAAAACCAAAATGGAAACGATCAAAGAATTTTTATTATCGATCTGGAAACTGATTGTAACTACGATCAAAGGAAATCTGACCACATCCGCATCCATTGTTACAAATATTTTTGAATCCATAAAAAGTACCATCACTTCAAAAATAAATGCAGCAAAGAGTATAGTGAAAGCAGGAATTGAAGCAATCAAAGGTTTCTTTAATTTTCAATGGAAACTGCCGGATTTAAAATTACCTCACTTCGAAGCTACAGGAAAGTTCGGACTAAATCCGTTATCTGTACCGAAGTTTAATGTTAAGTGGTATGCAAAAGGCGGGGTCATTGATACACCTACTTTAGCCATGATGGGAGAGAATGGTAAGAGGGAAGCCGTTGTTCCATTGGAGAGAAACCTTGAGTGGAGAGATGCTATAGCAGATAAAGTTATTGAAAAATTAGCAGGTGGCGTTTCAGAAGGTGGGCAGAACTTTACACTGGATCAACTGGTGGAAGCGATGAGAAATGTGGTATTTGAAGCGGCAAAGATCTTTGCTTCCATGATACCGCAACCCCAGACTCAGTTACAGGCGGATACAGGGGACATTATTATACCAATTTATATTGGTCAAAATAAAATTGATGAAATTATTGTTTCGGCTGAAGAAAGACGTAATCTACGGAGTGGAGGAAAATAAATGACATTAGTGAAGTTTAATGGTTATATTCCGGAAGCACCAAGCAGTTATGAAGTGTCAAAAAGTGATATTGATGCTTCAAATTCCGGAAGATTGGAAAAAGGAAAGATGCAAAGAGACAGGATCAGGGGCGGAGATAATCCGGTACATAAACTGATGCTGGGATGGGAAAACTTAACAGATCAGCAAATGAGGGAACTGCTGGAATCTGTAAAAGGAGAGACCACACAGACTGAATTTTATTTTGGGGAAATGGTGGCTCGGGAAATGTATGCCGGTGATCGGACCATCAGGCTCAAATCGGATGCCAATGAATGCAGGTGGGACGTTAGCTTAAATATGGTAGAGGTATAATTATGTATGAGGTTTCCGAAAAATACAAAAATGAAATTGCGAAAAATGTAAGGGAATATTATATTTCAGGAACTATCGTTACAAAAAGTGGAAGTGTTATACCAATATCACATGATACGGTATATGAAGATAGTTTATATGTTACAAATCAATGTGTAAATGGAAGTGAGTTTGAATGGGGAGCTGTGTTTTCGGCAGAAGCAGGTGTACAGATCAATTCGGAAATTGACCGATATGAAATGTATGAAGCAGAGTTTAGATTCAGTTTTTTTCTAAAGACAGGTGATGAAGAATATGAAGAGATTCCGATGGGAGTTTATACCATTACAGAATGTGGCAGAAATGGGAACGTGCTTCATATTACCAGTCTTGATCATATGGTGCTGCTAGAATCTGAACTAAATGAAGATATAAACGGGTATCCGTATGATCTTCTGATATTTATTGCAGAACGTTGTAATGTGGAATTAGCCCAGAGCAGGGAAGAAATAGAAGCAATAACAAATGGCACTACCCTGATGACGTTATATGCTAATCGTATAGATACTTTCAGGGATGCAGTATCGTATATTTCACATGTATTGTGCGGATTTGCTGTTTTTGACCGATTCGGCAGATTAAAAATATGCCAATTTTCAAAAGAAGCATGTTGGGAAATAAAAAGTGCTGAGCGTTATGGAATATCTGTATCTGATTTTAAGACATTTTTCCGTGCATTTCAGGTTAGATTTATTGAAGATGGAAATTATCAGCAATTTTTCAGAGAAAATGAAAAAATGTCAGATGGTCTTTTATATGATATGGGAAATATCCCGATCATACAGGGGCTCCGGGTTACAAATAATGAGATTGCTGACCGAATATGGGAGCAGTTGCAGACAATATTATATACACCCTGTGAAGCAGAATACATTGGAAATCCGGCAATAGACCTTGGAGATCTGATTGAATTTAGTGAAATAGGGAAATCAAATGAAACCATTACCTCATTTATAACTTATTATGACTGGCAATATAGGGGGAAATGTAAATTAAAGAGTGCGGGTGGAAATCCTAAACTTTCTGCTACAAAAGATAAGACCCAGAAGCAATTAGTCAGCATGGAAGCAAGTGTTCAGGAAAAAGACGTTGTTATTCATAATTATACAAATGTTTCAGAATATAAGATCTCTGATACAGAGAAAGAGATCATAACGATAAATTATGCAGCCAACAAAGAAACTTATCCGATATTTATAGCCACTTTACAAATAAACATGAGTAAAGATGGCTATTTTTGTATTCGTTATGCAAAAGATTTGACTGAAATTAGTAACAGTGCAAATAGAAGTTATCTGCATAAAGGTGACAATGTGATAACGGTTATGCTTTATCTTCATGATAAGGAAAATACAAGGCACATCTTAAGTGTATTTGCGCATCTGGAATATGAGGAAAGTATTGAAAGAAAGCATACTGCAGAAATAATAAATATAGAGAATAAATTGGATTCCCTAATTAAAAAAATGGATGATATACAAGGGGCTTTTACGAATATTGCAAATACTTTGGAGAATAATTCGGAACTTCCAATAAGAGGAGTACGGGTAGATATAGGGACATTACAGTATCAGGAAACAGAACCGGATCAAAATG